TCACCATTCGCTAATATGCCGGACCATTCTCTACTCAAATTCAGGCCTGTTCTCACATTGGAGCAGATACGACACATAGTTCATCTCACAAAAGAAGATGATATTGCAACTGATTTTGGTGAACTAGAACCAACTGGTACACATCAAAAACATCAGAATGTATCAATTCGTCGTGTACTAATTCCTCTTCTCGCAAAAGTAGAAGTTGGTGCAATCAATCCTGCATACAAACTATCAGAAACTCATGCTCTGAAACAAGAAACTGCAAAACAGAGACAGAGATATGAGAACGATGAAATGAGTGCAGAAGAAGCAGCTAAGTATGAATCTGAAGTATTAGGACTATAACATCATGAGCAATACACGTTTCACAACTTACGGTATGAAAAAAGAACATGCAGTTCAAGTAAAAGATTACTTCAATCTCAAACGCCCATGTGGAATGAACGATCTTTTGGCTGTAAATAAAACACGTCCAACAATGAATACTCTTTCCAAACTCCATCCAGTTGCAGCAATGCGAGGATACATTGTTCTAATCGTATTCGATGAAGAAGATGTATGCATAGTTAGCAGAGTGCAGGAGAACTGAAATGGCACGCATTCTCTGCGCCTACAGTGGAATAGAATTCCAGTGTCAATTCCTGCCACTCTCTTTATCTTCTCGTGAAGTGCAACATCCTATCTTCCACATTCCAACAAAGAAACTTCTCTCTCTAGGTTCTTCCTGGACTCGTGGTGAACTTCCTCCAACTGAATCATATCTCACATATCTCGCACTTCTCCACTCAACTGGTCTGATTGAATGGAGAGTTCCTGCACGTTATACGGAGAAAACAAATCAAATCATTGCAAACAATATGGAGCAACTTCTCCATGTGATTGGGCGTATTGATGTAATTCGTCATCCATCTTTCATCTTGCCACACTTCGCAATCTCTTACGATACTGCATCCCTAGAGAATTCATACCACTGGATTCAAATTTGGCAAAAGAATTACGAAGATTGGACACAGAACATAAAGGACCATGCAAATGATCAAGAACTTATACGTCGTGAGTTGAGTCTGCAAAGGCTGCTCAAAAGTGCTCATCGTAAAATTGAAGACTCCCCAAAGCGTCTCGCATCCTGGGCTAGAATTGCAGGTGATTTCCCAGAATTTAAAGTCCGCATATTGGGTGTCCAAAAAACACTCGCAGATTACTGGGAAGAAATCATTGTCAAATGCGCGAAGCAAGAACAAATCTTCATGATTCCTGAAGCTGATCTGCAAGAACTTATAGATCATTGTGAAGATCATATAGTAATGGATGGCTCCATTTTTGCAATGGCATTAATGCGATTTCTTCGCAAAGGTCTTGCAATGCAGAAATCTTATCTAGGACTAGATACAGTCTATGATAGGAGAGCAACTAACTATTCAATCCTCCCTCCAGAACAGACAGCAGAAAGAGCGAATATACAGAACATGGTTGATTCTGCTCCAGCTACTGAACCAGTTCGGAAAAACTATCCTGATCTGATTTCATTCATTAAGGCAAAATCTCGCTGGATTACTGCACAAGCAATGAAACAACAAATTTCTCTGCAAGCTGAACTCGATGCAGAAAACCCAGAACTCAAATCACAGAAACCAGAAGAACCTGACACTGGAGAAATAGCATGACTCTCACACCATCAATGAACAAATCACAATTCTCTGATATCATTGCTCGCTTACAAGCACGCAAGAGATTAGATTCCGAATACGCGATTGCAGAAGCAAAAGCAATTGATTATAACACATACATTGCAGAAACAGAAGAGCCCTCTGGAAACATGCAAGCAACAGATAAGTATGGTAAACTTATCACATACAATGACAAGCAACAGGAATTCATCGATCTTGCTTCAACTCGCAAGTCTTGCATTCTTATTGGACCTGCTGGTACTGGTAAAACAACTGGTATGCAAGGCGCTGTAGAAAAGATCATTCAGAATCCAGACACGAAAATATTGCAAGCTCATGACCATAAATACTTACCTCATGGAGTACCTGGAATTGTAATCTGTGCATTCACACGGCGTGCAACTAATAACATTCGCCGTAATATGACAGAGCACATGAAAGCAAATTGCATCACAATACATAAACTCCTGGAATACGGACCAATGTATTATGATATAGTGGATGAGAAAGGAAATGAAAAGAAAACTATGCGCTTTGAACCGATGCGACATAGATTCAATCCTCTTCCTCTAGAAGTATCTACAATCATATTCGAAGAATCATCTATGATTGGCACTTCTCTATATGCAGAAGTTCTAGCAGCTATGCCTCCTGGATGTCAAATCATATTCCTCGGAGATATTCAACAACTTCCACCAGTATTTGGTCCGGCAATTCTCGGATTCAAAATGCTGGAACTACCTGTTGTAGAACTAACTGAAGTGTATCGGCAAGCACTCGAATCTCCAATCATTCGTCTAGCTCATCGTATTCTCAGTGGCAATCCAATTCCAGCAGCAGAATTGCCTGAATGGAAATTTCCTGGACAAATGAAAATCACTCCGTGGCAGAAGAAAATAGATTCAGATGCTGCACTCTCAGTAACAGAGAAGCTCTTCATTAAACTCTATGAAGATGGAGCATACAATCCAGAAGAAGATATGATTCTCATTCCATTTAATAAACAATATGGAACACTTGAACTCAATAAGAGCATTGCAAATCATTTGGCTCGTAGGAAACAACTTGTGACATGGGAAGTAATTGCAGGATTCATGAAGCATTACTTCACAATCGGAGATAAAGTTCTATTCGATCGTGAGGATGCAATCATTGAAGATATATTTCCTAACCCATCCTACACTGGTGCATCAGCTCAAGCTGAATCTCATTATCTAGATTATTGGGGCCATAACAATACTCCCACAGGAGAGAAGAAAGAATACAATGAATCTGCAACAGGTGAAGATATCGATTTCCTCCTTGCTCAAGTATCAGCTTCAGATGATAGTGAAGACAGAGTTACGCAATCTTCGCATCACATTAAGTTGCATATGCTTGATTCTGATACTCATAAAACGATCACTAAAGCAGCTGAAGTAAATGCACTCTTACTCGGATATGCACTCACAGTACATAAAGCACAAGGCTCAGAATGGGACAAGGTATTCGTACTCTTCCACAACTCTCATGCAACTATGATGCAAAGAGAACTTCTCTACACTGCTGTTACTCGTGCAAAGAAGGAGCTATTTATAATATGTGAGAAAGACACATTCACATCTGCAATCAATCGGCAGAGAATCAAAGGGAATACATTGGCAGAGAAAGCAGAGTATTTCAAAGGGAAGATAGAATCAGGAGATGAACAATCATGAACGCATCAATCACAATGACCGCCCAAGAATTAGTAAATCTGATAAAGAAGGATATATACGAAAAAACTGGTTATGACGTCCATAACATAAAAGTAGTTCATGTAGTAGAAACTTCTGAACCAGTAATGGAATATGATCGAACTAAAAATATGATTAGGTTCCGTGAAGGTACAATAGATATAGCTACTGGTTCAATGAACTCGCGTAGTGGGGTTGACAAGCCTCCCGCGACCTGATACACTGTGCATCCACTGGGAAATTCCGAATGCCCCCAATTTCAAAGAGCATTCACTCTCTATCTCAACTCAAGGAAATAGTCAACATGACTGATGCAAATACCTCTCCCGCCGCAACTTCCGAAACTCCTGCAAAGCCGAAAGTCTTTGTTAATTTCGACAACAAACTGGATTACAAGGAAGGCAAGTTCGGTTTCCGTACCATTGAAGATGAAAAGACTGGCGTAAAAACCAAGCGTCCTACCATTGAACTCAAGAAGATTCCTGTTCCTTCAGTAGAAGGATTGGTTGCAATTCTTGAAGCTGGTGGACAACCTCTTGATCTTCTGTTGGAGTGTGCAGCTGAAGTTGTTTATGATCGCATTCGTGATGTGGTCAATGCAGATGAAAAGATCACTTCTGAGAACTTCGATTACGATACCTGTTCTTGGAACGTAATCGCTCACCTGGACAAAGAAGATCGCAAGTCTTCTATCTCGAAGGAAACCTGGGATGAATTCGCTAAGGATTACATCACCATCATGCCTTCTGTTACCAACAATACACAAGAGCAGTGTGCTGTTGCAGCGAAAATCTTTCTTGCCAAGTTCAATCCGATCAAGAACAAGAAAGATATCATTGGAAAACTCAAACTGCGTCTGGCTCTCTACGCAGAACACTCTCCGAAAGCTGGTGAATTCGTTGAATGTGTTGAGTTCCTGTTCAAGAAGGCTGATCGTCTGATTGAAGCTAAGGAAGAAAACCTGGTCGATAACCTCGGTCTGGAGTAAGCACAGATTTCTAGCTACTTAGCGTTGGTTCGTCAGCCGATCCTCAATTAGCTAGAGACTCTGCAACATCCTGGGAATGATGTAAAACTTCCCACTTCCTTATTCCAGTATACATTCTAATAACAGTGCCTACTGGCATGGCTGAAGATCTCCGTAAATATCAACCAATCTGGGAATCTCTGAAAGTATCTAAAACTGTTCGCATTTCTGCGCACAAGTCTCTCCATCCTCGCATCAAAAAAGCAGTACAAAAAGAGAAAGATATTGATTTGCTCTACAAATTTGAAGTATCTGAAATACGTCCTCATGTATGTGCAATACTCCGAATGACTAGCGCAGGATCAGTAATCACTTTCCAACTCATTCACAAACAGATCATCACAATAGATAGCGTTTAACGCAGGAGAATAGAATGACACCACACGAAACAATAGCAATGAAGATTGCAGAACTTGATGCAGCTCTTAAAGCTAAACATCCATCAATGTCCTCTCTTCTGCACATCATACATCAATCTCTAGCTCAAGATCCCGATGTTGTAACTCTTCTCAAACCAGAAGATCGTGCAGTAATCGTAGCTGGTTTAGAAGTGCAGACACAGACACAGATCACAACTGCTGTAGTTTCAGGAACAAAAGGCAAAGCACTTAAGAATGTATCAGAATCTGATCTAGGCCTCTAATTGCTACGCAATGTCACATTCAACTAAGCTGACAATCAAAGAGTCTCTTGCTATATGGCATTACAGAGACTCTTTGTCGTTTCAGAAGTACAGAATGCTGGCAGAGTGGTGGAAATGTTATGATTACATCCTTCCAGCTCAGCGTAGGTTACGCTCAGAATTCTTTCTTATTCCACCTGCACATCAAGATTCAAGATCAGTAATGCATCTCTGGGAATTTGCCCTATTGCTAGAGAATCATTACACGGAGAAACAACAATGCGCCGTAATATTATATCTTCTCAACAACCCACGTCCGGAATTACACGCAAGATCAATGTGGCTACACGAGTTGGAACAGTATCAGAAACAGCTCAAAAACCAACAGTTGTCGAAAACACTAGCATTACTAGATCAGTAGAACGTATAATTCCTGATCTTCGTATTCTCAACCTCTCCTATTCCTCTCTCCTAACTCTCCATTCTTGCCCCAGAAAATATGAACTTTATAAACTCAATGCAACTACAGATGCAACAGAGTCTATAGATGAATCAATTACATTCTCATACGGACATTGTGTTGGACTCGGAATCCAATTGGTTCTGGAAGGAGCAACAGATGCAGAAATTATGTGGAAACTCTTTCTTGAGTGGAAACCTGCTCTCTGGGAAGAGAATACCAAACAAGGTAAATCTTTCTCAGCGGCAGTATATGCTGTACAGAAGTTCCAAGCTCTCCTTCGCAATGGATATCTACAAGGTTACGAACTTGTATGGTATGAAGGTAAGGCTGCTTGCGAACTCTCATTCCTCATATCTCTTCCTGGTGGATACAAATACAGAGGAAGTGTGGATGCTGTACTTCGACATAACGAAACAGGAGAAGTTGTCGTACTGGAATGCAAAACAAGTTCTGCAACAACTCTACATGCCGCAACTTATCGTAATTCAGCTCAGGCAATTGGATACTCCATTGTTCTCGACGCGATCTTTCCAACCCTTTCGTCCTACAAAGTCGTATATCTCGTCTATTCTACAAAAACTCTTTCATACGAACAGCTCCCTTTTCAAAAGAGTTACGTACAGCGTGCCCGCTGGATACAAGAACTTCTCTTAGATGCTGATCTGATCGAAACGTATGTGCAACGTGGACTATTTCCAATGCATGGAGAATCTTGTTTCGACTGGTATCGAGAGTGCAAGTATCTAGGTCTGTGTGAGATGTCGAATCAGTTCATCACGAAACCTCTCACACCAGAAATTGTAGAACAAGTGGAGAAAGAGAATGCGAAATATCAAATTCAAATCACACTCACTGATCTAATCACCCATCAGTTAGCAAAAGTAGGAGCATAATAATGAAACTCATATACACATTCACGGTTGAATTACCTCTCAAAGATTTATCTTCCTATGAAGGAGATGAAACACTCTCAATCAAAACAATACACGAAGCGGCTGCATTAGAGCAAGATCTTCTGCGTTCAGGCACTCTAGATCCAATAGATGTGTTATGCAACTGTGAAGCATTCACTTGCACAGTCATAGGGGTAGAATGAAATGAAACTCTCAGCTCGTGCACCTTCAAAAGTGCAGCACATTCTTCTCTATGGTCCACCCAAAGTAGGTAAGACTCAACTTGCTGGTTCTCTTGCAGAACACATGAAACTTATCTGGTTCGATATGGAGAATGGACATGCAACATTACTTAAGTTCCCAGAAGCTTGGAAAGATAACATCGAACTGGTGTATTTGCCCGATACGAAATCATTCCCAATCGCTATTGAAACGATTCTCAAAGTTGTCAAAGGTGGTGCACATAAAATCTGTGAAGATCATGGGAAAATCGCGTGTCCGTTATGCACTCGGGACCAGAAACCTGTCACGGAGATCAATCTTTCAACACTGGAGAGTAACACAGTTGTAGTATTTGATTCTCTCACACAACTCTCACTCTCCGCAGTCTCACATATCACAAAAGGTATGGCTGATGACTACCAGATGAAGATCCAGGACTGGGGGAATGTAGCTAAACTCATGGATACATTCCTCTCCCATATACAGCAAGCCCCATACAATGTAATCTGTATCTCTCACGAAGTGGATGTAGAGAAAGACGATGAGAAACCTTCTATTCTCGTACCTGTTGCAGGTTCCAAGAACACTTCTAAGAATACTGCTAGACATTTCGATCATGTTGTGTATTGCCGTATGCACAATAATCAACATAATTTTCTCTCGACAACTAATGCACTCATGGGAGTGGCAGCAGGATCACGCACTGATATTGATTTAAATGTTGCAGGTCGCGTAGCTTCTCTTGTTGAGTTCTTCAAAGAACCTCCCACATTTGTTCCTGGACAAGATGCTTCTACAAAGAAGATGAAGGACATTCTCGCATCACTCAAGAAACCGAAATAAGGAACTCATATCATGAACCAAAAAGAATTCACAGCTCTTGTAGATCAAACCATTTCATCTACAGCTGCACTTTTAGTTTCCAAAGGAGAAGAATATGCAGGCTCAACAGATAGACTTGCCAACTTCAAAAGAGGTAGTGCCCTTACTGGTGCTACACCCTTACAAGTTGCATTCATCTATGCATCTAAACACTATGACGCACTTGCTACTTTTGTACGAAAAGATGGAGCAAAAATTCCACAACAACTTTCCGAACCAATTGAAGGGAGACTCGATGACCTAATAAACTATTGTATCCTCATGAAAGCAATCATTTCCGAAACCAAATCAATCAAACTTAACTGAAATCAAATCATGACTGACCAAACACAATCTTCCATCGACGACATTCTTGACGCAACTCTTGATGATCTTGCTGATGCACCATCAATTGTTCCTTTTCCTAATGGTGCCCACAAGGTAACCATGAAGTTTAAGATCAAAGATGAAGTGCCTGCAAAGTTGAGCGTACAAGTGGAATGCACTTATATCGAGAAGATCGAACTGTCTACTCCGACTGATGTACCTCCTGCTCCTGGAGATAAATCATTCGTGTTCATCCAACTCAAGAAGAAAGATGGCACACGTAATGAATTCGGTGAAGGTGCACTTAAGGAAATTCTCAAAGTGCTTAAGCCAGCATTTCCTGGAGCTACCAACAAGGAAGTTCTTAAGAATGCAGATGGTTGTACTGCTGCAATTGCTACGAAGATCAAAGTGGGCAAAGGCGAGTACGAAGGCAGGGATCAGATGGAACTCGTATCCATCGCTCTTGTCTAACTCAGAAGAATTGTGACAGACCACCGCTAGTAGTCTCCGATTAGCGTGTCACAATGTTCTCCCTCTACTGTAAATAGTTTGCAAAATAGCTTGAAGGTAGAGGGAGTTTTTTATTGGTACCAGAAATGACAACTAAACCCATTCATTCAGCTGGACAAATAGCGTGGTGTAATCTCAAACAGAAAGCTAAGAATGAGCCTGTGTTTGCATCAATGATAGCACAAATAAAAACACATCCATCATTTGATGCACTCAATGTAGGCTACTTGCTTGTTACTTTCTACAAACCACACAATGGATTCAACGCTACGAAACAAGTAGGTAAGATGAAAGCGTTGAAAGAAATACTTGAGCTCCTTGATCTAATAGAATTCAAAAGGATACATTATGCCAGACTTCAACAAACTCTCAGAGCAGAAGAAAACAGAGAAGAGCGGAAATACAGAGAAACCAGAGAGCGCATCAATGCTCGACGAGCTAGATCACAAGCCAATAGGATTCGGAATGTACAAAGTGTACACACCGGATCAGATCAGCGAGTTTGACCCTGGCTACATTTGTTGGGCAGTTGAAACAGTTACAAACAGAGGGAAATTAGTGAGTGATGTATTGTATCGTGCGTGTTTGCCTGAGAGAGATAAGAAAAGGAGACTTCCCCCGAAACTTGATAGTTTCCGAGAAATCAAACAAGGTCAGAGAGTGCAGAAGATTCTTGCACCTGGCTCACTTGCAGAATCTCGTAGTCATTTCGATGACCCAGATGAAGATGACATTCCTTTCTAGGACACATGGCTGATAATATTCTCTTCCTCGGCACTTACGCAGATAAACCATATCTTCCCTATCTCAAGGGATGTGTTGGTTCTGCGAAGTGCTTTGTCATTACTGAACAAATATCCACTCTTTACGAGATAGGTACATATTGTAAACAAAGGGGAATCACAGGTGTCATTACTACATCAGCATACACGTTACAGAAGTTACTGCCTTCTAATACATCAACAAAACTGCCCTCAATTGATGACTATGCAGGTAGCTTATTCAAGAATGCCGGACTTGAATACGTTATACTTGATCCCCTTGCACAACTTCTATCGGTACCTTATGGCCAGTTCATGGCCAAGAGATACATTTCTAAACTTACTGCAAAAGCAGGATGGTTCCCACAATCTCCCCAGTTCAATTGGTGCATTCTAACTGCATCTAACATCGAGGCAGAATATGATCGAGTATCTTCCTGGGAACTCTGTGCTTTCGACATTGAGACGTTCCAAAAGAATCTGGCAATTCGTTGCATCGGTTTTACTTTTGCTACTCTTTCTAACGGTTATTACATCACACGATCTCTTGTCCTTCCTATGGATTCTGAGTTCGCCTGTGTGTGGGCAGGAAAGTTTCTCTCTACACGATCAGCTAAGATTGCTCAGAATGGTAAGTATGATATTAACTATCTGCTTCGTTATGGCATTGTTCCAAACAATTATGTATGGGATACAGCTGCGCTCATGCATTGCTGGTATTCTGAACTCCCGAAAGACTTGGCGTCACTCTCCGCGTTCTTTGTAAGAGAGGCAATGTACTGGAAAGATCTCGCAGAATCATCTGATCTAGAAACATATTACTTATACAATGCAAAAGACACACATCAGACATTGCTTGCATTTCTCGGATGGATACGAGAAGCGCCATCCTGGGCCAGAACTAATTACATTGCAGAATTCCCTCTCCAGTTCCCATGCATCATGGCAGAAATGCGTGGATTCAAGCGAGATACAGAAAGATTGGAGTTTGCCCGAAATGAAATCAGGCCTAAGATTGCCAATAAGTTATTGCTTCTCCAGCAGTCACTGGGCAAGCCAAATTTCAACCCTAATTCTCCAAAGCAAGTTGCACAGTTACTCACTGTACTTGGCTGCAAGGACATACCTTCGACAGAAGAATCTGATCTGCAGAAAGCTGCTCTCAGGCATCCTCTAAACTCCTTTTTCATAAATCTGATTCTAGACATACGTGGTGATCGGAAATTGATTAGCACATATTTGCGGACTGATGAAGATATCACACCTAAGAAACCAAAAGGAAAGAAGGAATTAAATGGTAGAATCCTTTTCGCTCTTAATCCACATGGCACCGACACATCAAGGTTGGCAAGTAGAGAGCATCATTTTTGGTGCGGACTGCAAATCCAAAACATTCCCAGGGGGAAAACAGTTAAGCAAACATTCGTGGCTGATGACGGATTTCTTTGGGGAGAATCTGATCTCGAACAAGCCGAGTCTAGAGACACCGCTTATATTACCGGAGACCCTGCTCTCATCAGTGCAGTATCCAGCGGAAGAGACTTTCACTCAGTTAATGCTTCTAGCTTCTTTGGAGTGCCTTACGAAAAGATTTACTCTGACCTCACTAAGAAAACTCTCGATACGCCACTACGAGATTTGGCAAAACGCGTCAATCATGGAGCTAACTATAACATGGGATGGTTCGTCCTCATTAACACAATGGGCGAAGATAAGATTAGGCAAGCTCAGAAGTTACTTGGCCTCCCTAGTAAATGGACACTACGAGAAATTGCTGAGCACTTGCTTGCTGTGTTTACTCGTACTTATCCTGTGGTCAGAGTGGACTATCAAAACTGGATTAAACTTGTGGTTCCCCGTGACCGGATGCTTACTGGCGCTACTGGTTGGACTCGATATTGTTTTGGCGAACCAGGAAAAAGTAAGCAAGCATTGAATGCATATGTCGCACACTGCCCACAATCTCTCAACGCACAGGTGCTTAATAAAGCTTGGATGGCTGTGTTCTATGAAGTAGCTCTCCCGAATCAGAAAGATTTCAAACTCATTGCACAGATTCATGACTCAATTCTATTCCAGTATAGAGTAGGACGTGAGGATCTGGCACAGAAAGTTAAGCAATTGATGGAAATCCCTGTAACTATAAAGGATATTAAAGGAGTGCAAAGGACATTCACTGTACCCGCCGCATTGAAATTTGGTAAAAAATATTGGAGTGAACTATGAACATAGAATTGATGGATCAGATTTACGAATTCGAATTTCAGCTTACAGACACTCAAGGTCTGTGGCTTAAGACAGATGCGTCTGTATATACTGCATTAGAGGTTATTAAAACGGGCCTGATTTGTGGGAAACAAGTTTCTCGTATCAAACTCTTTGCAATCAATGGAGAAGAAGGTAGTGCTTGTTTCATCTACGATGTTGCAGCAGCTAAGTCTGGCAATCAGCCGTGGAGTGTAGAATGTCAAGCAGGCTGACAGCAGAAGCAGATGCAGGAGATGTAATCCTAGTAATCATTCCTTCTCCCCAAATCTCTAATGCACTCATAGGTGCAATGTCTCTCTCAGAATTGCAGAGAATATTTCGGCGTGCTCTCAACACCTGGGAGATGCCTCCACCTAATTTGATGCAACTCTGTGACAACATTGATGCACTTATAGCTAAACAAACAACAGGACTCAACTAACGCATCAACAGAGCACAGTGCTGTGAAAGACTCATTCATCAGGAGCTACTTAGAGTATCGCTCAGGAACAGAAGTACCTGTTTGTTTCTCTAGATGGGCAGCAATTGCAGCGATAGCAACAATACTATCTCGCAATACTTGGATACAATTTGGGGATAAGGAAATATATGCAAATCAATATATCATGCTCATTGGATCAGCAGGAACTAGAAAGTCTACAGCGATTGATGGAGCATCAGACATTCTCCATTCAGCAGGGGTATCTAATTTCTCTGCTGAGAGAACATCGAAAGAGAAATTCCTCCTCGATCTTGCTGGAGAGTCAGACACTGGAGCGGGAGTTGACAATATACTGGAGAGAAATCTTGGATTTGATCAAGACGATGCCAGTGTCCACCCCCTCAATATTTATGTTGGGGAAGCTAATGACTTTTTCGGTGTTGGAAACATAGAGTTTCTTTCTATGCTAGGGAATCTCTGGGATTGGACAAAGAAGAAGCCATATGAGAACCGAATTAAAACAGGAAAGAGTGTTGCAATTACGAATCCGATATTGAATATCTTCGCAGGTAATACTCCTGCTATGTTTGCTCATTCTTTCCCTCCAGAAATAATAGGACAGGGATTCTTTAGTCGTCTACTTCTAGTATATGGAGAACCAAATGGTAAAAAGATTTCCGACCCGCAACCTTCTGATCCGGACCACACTGCCACAATACTTACAAAACTCAGAACCTGTAGCCAATTCAATCCAGGTACATTGGAGCGAAGTGATTCCGCAAAACAGTTATTGTCTCATATCTATGAAACCACCAAAGGATCTGGCGATTCAAGATTTGATTCATACTATAATCGAAGATTCACACATCTTCTTAAACTCTGCATTGTCATCGCCGCATCTAACAGATGCAGAGTTGTGGAGAAAGATACAGTTATCGAAGCCAATACCTATCTTTCCTACATTGAAAGCCTTATGCCAAAAGCCCTTGGAGAATTTGGGAAAGCTAGAAACTCTGACATATCTCACAAAGTCCTCGGCTTTATTGAGTCACGTGATGGATGCTCTATCAAAGAGATACTGAAATTTGTTGGTACTGATTTAGAGAAACCATCAGATATAGGAGACATATTAAAGAAATTACAGATGAGTGAAAAGATTCAGAGTTCGAATGGTATCTTCCTCCCCATTCGCCAGTTAGGTCTATCAGATAAGAGTGATGTAATAGACCTGAGTTATCTAAGTGAGGAAGAGTTAGCAGTGAAAGGATGAGGGTACCCATATGAACAAAGAGAAAATTGCACAGGTGTGTCATGAAGTTAATCGTGCTTATTGTGAAGCATTAGGAGATCATAGCCAAGTAGCTTGGAATGATGCTCCTGAATGGCAACGTAGTTCTGCACGAATGGGAGTTGATTTACATTTCATGGGTGATTTTGGTCCAGAAGCAAGTCATATTAGTTGGGCCAAACAAAAGTTGGAGGAAGGATGGAAATGGGGACCAGAGAAAAATATTGAATTGAAAGAGCACCATTGTCTTGTCCCATTCTCTGAACTTCCAGTTGCACAACAAGCTAAAGATTTTTATCTTTCGTGCAGTTGTTCATGCATTGAGAGGAGAAGTGAAATGAACACAGGGCAACACAGAATAGTTGCAGGAACTAAAGCAGCACGCCAAATTGAGTCACAAGCATCCACAATTGCACAATTAAAGAGGCAAGCTGATGGCTCACTTGCAATAGTAAGGGGGGAAACCGCAATAGAAAGGAAGATACGAGAAGATAGAGAAAGATGGAATGCAGTCATTGCAGATAGGAAACTTCTGAAAGCTGCACAGAAAAGAGCACAGAGGGAACGATTCCTCAATCCAGTTTTTCATTCAACAACCACGCCAGAATAGGAATTACATCATGAGCCAGATACTACCGACAATTGAAGAGCAACACATCCAACTTGTTTCCACCTCTTTCAAACACATTGATGGACGTGGTGGAAACATGGAACTACTCCATGCAATTCTTGGTCTTGCAGGAGAAGTCGGAGAACTTGTGGATGCAGTTAAGAAGCACGTGTTCTATGGGAAGCCACTCGATATATATAATGTAGTGGAAGAGATGGGAGATATTAAGTACTACTTCGAAGCTTTGCGGCAAAACATAGCTGCCAGAAACATGCCAAAAATAAATCTCACAGAACGAGATATTCTCTCTTTGAATCTGAAGAAACTTCGTAAAAGGTATACAGGAGAGAAGTTCTCTGAAGTCGCTGCAATTGCACGGGCAGATAAGGTCCCAGTCATTGCAGAAACAAATGTGCAGATGGCGAATAAGTATTTCGCAGAGAGCTCTCATGTTCCAGGTTCTCCTGAATGGCATGAGTTCAATGAAGCTACTGCCCGAGATTTTGATAAGAAAAGGAATCTGTGATGAGCCACGCAGTAATTAATGTCGTACTCGATCTGGAAACTCTTGCACTCTCAGAAGATTCAGCAGTAATTCAGATAGGTGCAGCAATTCCACAATTCGATTGGCAACACATCCCTCGTCCTTGTGCTACACAATTCACTGCTACTATAAGATACGAAGAAGTTCTGGGTCATGTTGCACTTAAGTTCTTCCAGATGGATGACCAGACAATGAGTTGGTGGGAGAAACAACATTCTCGTATTCATGTATTCTCTGGCCAGGATTCTTATGAAGATGCATTGTTCTCTTTTGGAAACTGGCTGACAGAACTTCGAGCAGGATTGAAAGAGAGGAAGTTAGCAGTGTGGGGAAATGGAGTTGATTTCGATAATAAAATTCTAGCTCACACCTACAGAGCACTCAATCTAGAATGTCCCTGGAACTTCCGGGAGAACATGGATTTCAGGACATTGAAGAAATTGTTTCCTACTACAATAGATCAAGTTCGTGATCCACTTCTAGATATGGAACATACAGCTTTAGGTGATGCAAGATTCGAAGCTCGGCATCTAAATCAGATGTGGTTGGAACATAGAAGTTTGCAAGGAGTACTGTGAGTGGCATACCATGAATATTTCCCAGAAGCCTTTATACAGCTTCAACTCGAAATGGATCACCATCCGCTCCTGATACAGAGAATCCAGAAACATGCAGGATTGGGTATCGAAGTTATCTTCGCAGAAACTGCACACTACTGTGGGTATGCAATTGATGCAGAATTAGATGGTGAACAACTAGAAGCACTGGCTGATCTGTTGAACCAGAAACTCAAACAGATGGCAGTGCGAGATGCAATCAAAGGTCTATCACACGATTGGAGCGCAGAAGCATGGAAATTCGGAATACACTAGTTGCATTAACAGTTGCACTATCTTGTTGCAACGCAATTGCAGAACCCTGGACTGGACCAGACAAGACTAAACATCTTGCAGTAGGACTTGTTATCGGTGCAGCTACTGATTACAAGGTGGGTTGTGCTGTGGGTGCAGCTAAAGAAGTGTGGGACTCGCAACACAAGAATCACACAGCTTCTTTCAAAGATTTTGCAGTCACTTGTCTAGGTGCTGCAATTGGTTCTCCGCTCTCTGTCAGAAAAGAAAGCGGTGTATGGTCAGTAACTTACGAATGGAGGTGGTAATATGATACGCTTTTTTATTGTTCTTGTTCTCTGCGTATTCGCAGTTGGTTGTGCATCTGTACCAAGGACTGCACAAGAGAGGGAAGAGTTGAGAGAGCTTCTCCAGACACTCAATGCATTTCAAGTGCTGAAGAAGTAATTCATTGAGTGGGCTCTTCCAGTTCTTGTACTCCGCCACCCATCAGATCTTTCATACTCTGTGAATAACTCCCCTTGAGTGTTTTGATAACTTCATTCGCTCTCGGGGTATTCACACGTGTCATTGCAGTCAGAAGAGTTTTATTAAATTGTTCTTTCCTGCCACCATTCTTCACAAACTCTTCCATGTATGAATGCACTGCATCTTCAGTTGGTGTACCATTCTTCGTACCAATCAGATTCGTCTTGAATGCTTCTGTAGCTGCGTGCATTCTTTCTCTATCAGCAGCCTGATATACCATTGATCGAGCTACTTGGTCATTTGCAAGTGCTTCATCTAATGGCTTACCACCCGAGAGTCTAGATAGAGTTCCTAGACTGAGTAGGTCATTCACGAAACTAATATCTCCAGCATTGGTTGTGCTGAATGCCTGACCACTTCCGATACCTTGCAGAGTTACAGCAAGGCCACTCAAGGGGCGCGAAATCGTATTATGTTCCAAACCTTGCAATACACTTTGCCATACATTACCACCATTCACAACTTTACCTAATGTCTCTTTCAGGTTAGCTGCGAATTTGGAGAAGGCAGAAACCGCCACAATATCAGCTGGATTGGTAGGAATGATGGTAAGTTGCCTTGGATTGATGTCACCTCTGGAATAAAGATTGGTCTGCAAGATGTTGGAGGGCACACCATACATGAGCCAGTCACCCACAGTTTTTCCTGCTGCACCATAGATTGTTGAGTATGCATCTACATGTTCCTTATTCCCTGAGGCTGTTCCAATGATGTGTTGATTGATGTACTGAAAAGCTGGGAGACCATTAAGACCATACATAGTCCCTTGTAATCCCATTGCCATTGCAACATCTTTTGAGGCACCTTCACTCACACTTCTGAAGAGTTGCTGCATTGTGTTGAATTGGAATGTTTGGAACAAACCAATTGCTTGTCCAATCGGACCCTGGAAGATAAGTGGCCTCTGTGCTGCAAGAATATTTCCCTGAGTACGATTCACGAAAGTATTGATAAATGCCTTCTGTCCATTTGCATCCATCAATCCTGCATTGATTCGTACATCAGAGATCTGTCTAGCTACATCAGCTGCAACAAAACGGTTGAACTCTTCAGCCATCTTATTGCCAGTTGCTTTCTCTCCAAGATCTGTTAACTCTTTTGCTTTCTCAAATGCAGCATTGAGTTTTCCTCTGAGTTGCACAGGAGTTTCTGCACCACTTAAAGACAAATCATCGATCATTGCCCTCTGCTGATCTGACAAACGAGTGAGCCATCCATTAGACTTATACACTTGTCGCAACTCATCAGATGCTCCATACCAATTCTTCATAGCTGCTGCTATGAGTTTAGAAGGAGAAAGCATTGAATCAGAAGTGCCTGGAACTGTGACTCCTGCAATATCTTTCAGCAATGCTCGCACTTGCCCAGATGTTTCATGTCCTAGGAGAACTTGTGAGCCTATTGCATTGTTCAGAGCATTGAGTGGGTCGAGGCGTAGAAATGTATTAGCCAGAATTGCATTGGCACCACGCACAAATTCAGAGACATAACTCCTGGGTGCTGAATGATTAGCGAGAACAACTTCTGCCGCATTCTTATACGCATGATTAACACCTGCTTTCATCAACGCAGTATTAACTGCTTCCAAATCATTTACACTCTTGCTCTGTGCCCAAACATCTGCTACTCTCTGATATGCACCAGAGACTGCTGTTTCCAACATTCTATTTGTTGCGATGAGAAGTGGATATTCGCTGAGGCGCGAGATATTGAGAGCAGTTTTTCTGTAGTCGTTGTATGGGTTTTTTGTTGTCGATTCAATGCGCGCTGCAGTAGTACCGTAGCGGGAGGATGCAATGTTGGTATATTGGCCACCAAGTGTTTCAAGCTGATCGAACTCATGTCCGAACTTTGTTGAGACTGCTTCTCTTGCGAGGACTTCATCTGCTCTCCTTTCGAGTTCTAACCAACCATCTACAATCTTATCAGGATTGGTCTTGGGGAAGAATTGATTGTTGACACCAGCACTCTTAAGAGATGCATCCATATAGTTATCATGGAGTGTGCGATCGTATTCGTACTCTTTCTGAACCTTATAGAAGTTCTCAGTATCAGCTTTGGTGTATACTTTAAATCCTTTCTCTCGTGCCATCTTCATCATCTCATCGAGACGCACTTCATCAGTTGCATGAAGCATAGAAGTATGCCCCATACTTTCCCCTGTCACTGTCTCATCTTTTACAAACGCAAAGAATGGATAGTCACGTGGTTGTGGCTTGAGAGGATAGAATACATCAGCACTCTTGGATTCAGGAATACCAACAGCTCGACGGAGATTGCTCAGATGAGTTACACGTAGACCATTACTACTAATGCGTGCTCGTACAGCTTCTGCTGTGAGTTCAGAAAGGAATGGAATGGTTTCTGGAGCACCTTGCTGAAGTACAGGTACTTCTACATTAGTTTCGCCTTTTGCAAGTGCAGTACGATACTTCAGAGTTTTCTCTGCAATGAGCCCACTTCTATCAGGAGCGAGAACATACTTCTCAGTGGATGAAGCCACTAGATTATTGATCTTGTCGAATTCTATAGCAGCAACTTGATCTGTTCTCAGACGGAGAGTTACAGAATCCAGATGTGCAGCAGTATTACCTTTGATCTGTTTAACCAAATCATCTGTTGCTTTTCCAATTACTTCTGCCCAAGATGCTAGAGTTCCATACGCACCATTAGCGAATTTGAAGAGTCCAGCACCTGCACCATAACGGTTGGAATTCAGTATTGCATCTTCACCAGGATGGAAGAAACGTTCAAATAGATTACCAGTCAACCGAGCAAATGCTCTATCAACTGCTTCTTGTTGTATCTTTTGCCGATATTTGATATACGTCATTGCAGTAGTTAGATCTGCATTAGCAGTAATCATCTGCCGTGTATCGTATAGAAGTTTCAGATTCTGTGGAATGTAATCAATATCACTCTCGCCACGTACAATTCCCCGATCTGCTCGATACTTCTCCCAAGCTGCTTGTGCATCCTGACGAGCTAGATAAGATGCACCATCAGTAGATTCTAGCCACTTAGGAGAAACATTCACTGCTCTTGCAATGTCAGCAGATGTGATAGATTTCGTTGCTGGATCAACTCCATATGGGTCAGGAATCTTTGGCCAGGCAGGATGATCTGTCTTTTCTAATATATTCGCAACATCCCGTTTCCTCACCTCCAACAGTTTCTCCATATCAGGGCGAGAAATGAATTCCCGATTCCCAGTATCTTTAATGAGCTCGAAGTAATCTATTTTGGAGAGTGCTGCACCTTCAAGGAGGGGAATGTCAGATTCATGGATCAACATTCCATCTTCGTAAGCTGCTTGTTTTCTTGCCCAGATGTAGCGTGCCTCGATTTCATCTCTTGATGAAGCCTCAAACATACGCCATGCTTTTGATGTAGAGAAATCCTGTCCCTCAACAAAATCGAGTATGGCTTTCTTGGTTGGGAATCTATCTGCAAGAGTTGTAGCTGCACCTTTGATTGCATCAAATGAAACATCTCCAGCACCTTCACCATGTACCTTAACATAGCCTTCCCTAAACCCTTTCTGTAGTTTCACAACTTCCAGTGGATGGAATACTCTAGTCAATCCTTGATACATCCTGGCAATCTGCTCAGCACTCTGGCCCCGCATGAATCCAGAAAGTAACTGACCAATAGGTACGTTATCTCCTGCAAGCTGATGTGCTGCAAGAGTATTATCTTCTTCTAGTTTCTGCAACCTCTGAGTTCTCATTGTCTCTGCTCGGGTCCCAACTGCTACTGGTGTATTCTCTGCATCGTGAGTATTAATGATAATGCGAGTTGATGGTTTGTTATCAAGATGTGCTGTGCTGCTCAGAAGTGTCTGTTCTTTGTCAATCAGATCCTGCTTCGAAATCGCTCTCCGTATATCTCCATACACATGAGCCGATGCGAATACTCCACCAATTGCACCACCTAGTGCAGTACCTGTGAGAATATTGAGTCCGATATCTTTGAAGTCTTGTTCTGCCAGAACAGGAGAGCGAAACATTGATGCAGCTACAAATACTTCAAATGCTGCAGATTCCCACGCAGCCTGAGCTACACCACTTCCAATAGCTTTCAATACTCCTGCATTTAGAAGGCCAAAAGATTGCTGTGATTGTGCAAGTGCTTCACCTGCAATAGTAGCCAATGATTTCCCATCAGCAGTTACGGTTCGTATGAGTCCAGTACCTTCTGCAATATTCTTACCCAATGATCCTGTCTTGAGTCCGAGACGTAATGCTTCTTGACCTGCATTGAATAATTTAATTCCTCCCAGACCAGGAATGAATGAAGTTACTACAAATCCAGCTAGATCAGTTGATGCCTTATTCGCAGAATAATATTTACCAAGATCACTATCATAGCTAGAAAGAGTACGCTCAAGATCATTTTCTTCCGCATCTGAAACTCCAAGCCAGTTACCTGCCACAACAGCGGAATTGTAGATGCTATTGATTCCTGATGCAATGGAAGATATAGCGAAGTTAGGTGCATTGACAATTGCATTCCCCACAGCATCCACTTTATCTGCTATATTAGCGACTGGATCAGTGAAGAATGATGGGCTACCTGAACCGAGATTGTGTAGATCAGCAGCTTTGAGATAGTCTGGAGAATTAGTGAAGTCCATAGGTTACCTATTATGGTTGTGCTTCCCGCACACCGAATCCAAATGGGTCACGACCTTTAAGTGAGTCAACCAAGAATTTTCTTTTTATCTCCAACGGGTCTGTCATATCTACAGAAACACGTTGTCCACCAATCTTAAATGCTGCGTTGTATCCCAACTGCATAGGTAAACCATTCTCTGCATAACCTTTCTGTGCATTGTTTGTACGCACAGCTGCAGAATAGAATCCTACAACACCTTGTGTAATCTCATTGAGACGAGAAGGATCTTTAGCCAATGCAGCATTAGCCATTGCATAGACTTGTTCTGGAGTTACGCTCGCAGAGGGAGAAGATTCAGCTAGAGGCAAAAGAGTTTCTTTTACGAACCTATTAGACAACACAGCAGGAACTGTTTTAGCTATGGCAGCAATTGAAGGAGCAGCGTAAATATTAGCCTCATCTGTATCAATCAACTTACGCTGTTTATCTGCTTCAGTTACCAGAGCTTTAGCAATGATTGCAGCTTTCCGAGCAGGATCTTTTTCCAGACTGAGTTCTGCACTCGAAGCAACTTCCACAGATCGTTTCATTAAGAAATTAATTGTGCTCTTATCAGGCCCAACTGGATTAGAACCAATTCGATTGTAATAGATCGCAGCATCACCTGCATTCTTAGCAACAGGAATCCCACCTTTGCCAGCAGTTTGGTTTGCAGCTAGGTCTTCTCCACGGTTGATAAGTTGAGCAGTAAGACCAGTTGGTCCTTCTCGTTTCAGTCGAGCAATAATAACAGCAGCTGGCATACTTGCAGTACCATCAGTTGCAGCAGCAAGATTGTAATACATAGCAGTATCTTCCAACTGCTTCTTATCTTCTAGTTTAGCTTCATTGAGAGCTATGCGCTGTGCATTCACAAGTGCTCTCTGTTCAGCAGTTGCAGCCATCTGTTGTCTCTGGAGTTGTATTCTTTCCTCAGACTCTTTTACATGAACTGCTGTCACTGCATTGTTGAGATCAGTTGCTTTAAGTTTCTGCAATTCACCTATCCCTTGGATATTAAATTGCGCAGTTTGTAATGAGTGCAAGTTCTCCTGTTGCTTCAGCAGCTGAAGTTGCCGCTGCAAGCGAACGATTCTCATTTCCAACCTTTGTACCTGCATCAACAATTCCATCGAACTCTTCGGCCGCATTGTTGTGGAGGGACGCATAATAGTTATGAGCTGCAATATCAGCAGGCAGAGTGAATTGATTAAGAATGAAACCAAGTGGATCATTGAGAAGCGTAGAACTCTTCTTCTCTGCAATCACTTTTGCAGTTTCATTCGCCTTAGCATAATTCTCTGTTCTCTGACGTGCAAGTTCCTCCAACCTGAATGAACCTTCTTGTGGGTTCAACCCAAGAAATGTTTGTGCTTGCAGATTATTCAAATCAGTTCTTGCAAGTCGTGCTTGTTTCGCAGCAGAGATAGATGCTTCTGCATCACCAGCTGCAATAACAGAAGTCATATCCTCAACTTGTGCATTGTTGATAGAATCAATATGTTTCTGCATATCGAGCTGTGCCATTGCATTATCTCGATCAGCCTGGCCTTTCTTAGCCAGATACTGGAGAACTACATTGTCATCAGGTTTCTGTGCTGTTGCCATGATATTACATCCTTGCAGTTACTCGACCACCATTTGCAAATGCTTTCAATCTCTGCACTGCTGCTGGTGTGTGGTACTTATCAACCATCTTGTCTAGCTTCTCAATTCCAATCATTGCAACCACATCAGCTGGTAATACGTATTCTCCAGCAGAAAGTTTTGCAGGAATGGAATCAGAAGTTCCAGTACCTGGTCCAGTAATATGTCCACCATCTGCTTGTGGGCCAGCACCGCCATCATTTCCTCCGCCACCAGAATCTATTCCACCAGAATCTCCAGCAGCTCCTGCATCTATAGAGCCAGGATCAATTCCGAAATCCGCTACAGGATCTACAGTTGGTGCAGCTTCTACAGGAGCTTGTGAAATAATATCTGCAACAGGAACTGGAGTTGCGTCAGTCACGGGAACATTCTCTCCACTCTGTGTTCTTGATGCTTTCTCAGATGCCAACAAATCAGGAGGTGCCATTTGCCTAGAGAATTCTGGAGCTCTTGCATTCTCTGCAATCTGCCCAAGTGTTACTCCAGTCAAGAGACCAGCAAGAGAATTAAGTGGGCCAATAGGAGTTTTTCCTACAACTACATCAATTAGAGTTGCAAGAGTAGGATCATTAATTGCAGCCATAACTGATCCCGCAATTCCTCCAGTTGCTTTATTAGCACCAGCTACTGCAAGTGCCATTCCAGGATTGTTAGAAGTTGCAATAGATCCAATAAGTCCTGCTTGGGAGAGATCAGAATTACCTAGTAGACCACCTAATGCACCAGCAGCTTTGGATGCAGTATTCAAATCTCCTACAGGAATTCCTGCAATATCAAGAACCCCACTACCACCAAATGGACTGAATCCGAAATCAGATGAAGGAGAAGAAGAACCAGTTCCAGTAGATGGAGCAGTATCTCCACCACGATCTAGTTCCCGACCACCAGATACGATAGTTGTTGCAGAAGATGCAAGAGAAGGAGAAGAGGCAACTGATGCAGATGCGGCAGGATTGGAACCTAGAGATCCAGGATCACCTGCAATCTCTGTATATGAATTAGATTGGTCTTCTCCCAGAAGAGATTTCTTACGTACTGCTCCACCATCTGCGAATGGAACAGCTCCTGGAATATAGAAATCATCTACTGGAGGCAGATCAACTGGAGTAATGGGAGTCTGATCTACAACTGGGGTAACATCCACACCCGCATTTGCTGTGTATCCATTATCTCCAGCAGTTACAGAATCAAATCCAGTTGAGAGTTGTGAGTAGTTGAATGAAGAAGAAGGATTTTCTTGAGGAGTCTGCAAAACAGTATTAGCTCGATCAATCTCATTCTGATCAATTGGAGAAGCAACTGGAGTAGAAACTGGTCCAGAACCAGACCCATCCAAATTTAGATTCTTCTTCAACCAACCAGATGCCCCAGAAGTTTCCAGAAATTTGAGAGCACCCAAGAATCCTGCAGTCTTAGCAGTTCCCCCAGCCGTAATTCCACCAATCTTTTGTACTTGAGGTGTGCTAGTAACTACCCGAGTAGAAGTCTTATTGGATGCTGCAATCTGCTGTGCAGTTCTTGCGAGCAGATCATTCGTAAGCATCTGATTCACAGAACTACCATATCCTCCAGCTGCTCTCTGCCCAGATGATACTGCTGCAAGACCAGTTGTAGAGTCAAGAGCGCTCTTCATAAGCGCATCCATCGTCTCTTTAGAAACACCAGAACTCTCCACAGTGGTCTGTGTTCCACCAGACGTAGTTCTAGTCGAACCATTAATAAGGTTGTAGAGGTCTTCAACTGTTTTAAGTCCGCCACCAGCTGATTCCGGAATGAGAGCGATTCCAGCCATTATGCTACTCCTGCTTTCTTCTCCAGAGTACGCGAGACGGATAGTCCCAACATACCTGCGAGAAGAGTGATTAGTGTGCCCATATCAAGTTGCACAATCTTTGGTACCCAAGCAACCAGAATGGGATATACAAGGAACTGATACCCAAGTCCAGTTCCACAAATCCAACCAATGTACGGCCTCCAACCAGCTACGAACCAATTAGGGTTAGATGCTTCTGTTTTGTTAATCTCTGTCTGTGCAGTCATTTCTGCCAGATCACCTTGTTGAGCTAATCGTAGCATCTCCAGCTTTGCTGCATCTCGTGTAGCAGGATCAGGCCAGAGTCTGTCAATCAACTTCCCACCAATGTCGAGAACAGCAGTTACAGGATCGAGAGCCATCTTATTTTCCCCAAGGAATGTGATCTTTAATCCACCACCAAGCAGCTGCAATAGAACCTACTACTGTGAGAGGTTTACCTAACTTACCTAATGCATCTAGAACTTTCCAAGCTCCTTTGAGTGCATTAAATGTTTCAAGTAACTCAGCAGTATTAGCTTCAGTTCGTGCAGTTTGTTCCATGTGCTTAGCTTGTACAGCTTTAGCTTCTTGCAGTGATTGCTCAACTGTGCCAACACGGAAAGCAAGCGTATCTAATTGTTCCTGCATCAATCTATCCCCTGATCGTCTATCAGTTGGTTGTCTTTCCTGCATCATACACCTGCACCTACAACAGTTCTCTGAGGGATAATGGTTGCACCACCTGCTGGAGTAAAGAACATACTACCAGTTCCACCGAATGTTACTCCACCTGAAGGAGCAAAGACTTTGCCACGAGAAGAAAGTCCAGAACCTGCGAAAGTTGCTCCACCAGTTGGAAGTACTATCTTACCTCGGGAAGAAAGACCAGTTCCTGCAAGAACAAATCCACCTGTAGGAGTTATTGTGTATGTGGTTCCACCCGCACTAACATAGATGATGTCGTCTTCGGGCTCGAATAGTTGCCACACATTCAGTGCACCACGACTAACCTTTGTCAAAAATGCATCGTCAAAGCACTCGAAGGCCGAAAAAATAAGGCACGATGCATAGAACAAATTACCGGCCGCCGTAGCGTGCTTGCCCGATTGAACATCGTTCATCGGGTTGAACGCCGATCCAGCAGAACTAGCCGAGGTCAGCACTCCATTCAGCGCCACTCTGCAACGGCCGGTTGTGCGGTTGACGGACCAGGCAACAATATTCCAAGCATTGGCAACAATGTTGTTGCTCGACGCCACCAACACGGCCGTGCCGGATCGATTGACGGATATGTTGGTAGAGGCCTGGACTTCGAAACCAGCGTTGGTACTGGTTTCAATCATGTAGTACGAGGAAGTTGTCGTAGGCCAGAATCGAATAACACCGGAGTATGTCTGGCTCTCCAATGAAGTTGGCGCGCCAAATGTTATCCGATCAGCACCGGTGTTAGACCCTACTTTTTCTGCCATCTCACCCTGCCACGGCGTAATAATTGCCGCCCCGACGGTGGTTGGTTGCGCTCCGAGCGCCACTCCAGAGTTGCTATATCCGGCCGCCGGGTTGAAAACAATTTGAGCAGGGACCGGCCAGCGAACTGTGGATATGCAAAGAGGCTGACTGTGCCAATCTCGCGGAGTCGCTATCAGGCCCACTTAAACCGCCGTGACGTAAGTTGCTTGCAGCATGCAGTCCACAGCATTTGTAGTATTGCGGCAGACTGCGAAATTGATAAAAGAGAGCCCCAAACCAAGTGACATTGAAAATGGTGACCAACTTTTTGCTGTGGTATCTCCCCCGCTCACTGGGCGCCAGATGTAATCAACTGCATTATTAGCACCAGCTACTCCCATCCAAATCTGTGCAGCAACACCAGGAGCAGAGTTTCCATTCTGAATTCCACCTACAATATTACCGCCGTAAGCTGCACTAAGATCAAGTGCAGTTCCCATTGTCACTTTATCTACTGTCATCACAGTAGTACCAGAACTTGCGCCGGGGTCTTGCTTGATGGTGTAAGTTATAGTTGTGCCACTTGCCACTGTAATTTGGAATATACCATTATATTCCTCAATGTCATGGCCTTGAATCAAACACCAATCATTCGTGGCGAGTGTTGCTGTTGACGCCATTGTAAGCGTCGCAGTTGTCCCGCTTCGCGTGGTTGCGGCGTTGCTAGAGAGTTGCGCAAATGCCGCATTACTAGTACCGCGAGCAATTATTGCTGTTGTTGATTTTGTAGCTGCCATGTCAAACCTTGTTCAATTCAGCTTCAAACGCTGCGATCATATCAGCATATGGACTCTTGGTAGATTGTTGTGCTACGTATGCATCATGAACTGCTTTAATCTTAGCTGCATAAGGAACTAGGTTTTGGCCGCTTTTTAATTCCATGCTACCAAGATCAAAGTGCCATTCATCAGGTTGCCCCGCATTATAGATGACAACAATTGAACCAACTGCTTGGTCATTCACGGCAGGAATAGGAACAGTCCAGGCCATATTGTTCTCCTATTCAGCAGTGATTGTAGGAGTAACTTTCACATTATCTCCCACAGTTGTAATTACGAATGGAACACCAGAACCACGCTCACTCCAGATCAGAACAGTAGAAGTGACCTGAACAACAAAGTATCCATAGCAGTTCTCTGAACCTGCCCCAGAACAAGTGAATGTTTGTTGTGGGTATGCAATAGATTCAGCAGCAGCAGCACCCCAAGTCGCTCCAACAAGGTTGATTGCAGCATAACCAGTGAATGTGCACTCAGTATAGGTTGCAGCAGTATCAGTGTCTGATGGTGTTATGTTATTCGAATATAGTTTCAGAACAAGATTCTCAGGAGCAGTCTTATTGACCATGTGCTCTAGAATCTTGTTCGATCCTACGGTAGGTACATTGAGTGCCACTATGTACTCCTACATGTAACCTAATCCTCTAGCTGCATCACGAGAGATACCCATCCGGGAAGGAGGAATATTGTCGTAACGAGCGAGAGAAATTTCTTGCACAGGTACTTTGAGTGACAAAGTAGTGAGGCCACTAGAATCTACAAAATCTACCCAAGCAAAACCAAAATCAGAGGTGTCAGTAATTATACCTACTGCCCCCTGATGAGTTACCCACTTCTTAGCTTTGAGCCAAACTGGTGGCTGATAGAGCAATTCTGGAGTTGGGACAGGTACTGGCTTCTTGCCAAACAGTTTTTCAATCCACTGTGTCATAGATCGCTACTCCTCCAACAGCAGTACCAACAGTCATGTTGAGAGTTAGTGCTTCACCAACAAGAGTAATAGCCCACGGCATCGGACTATTACCAGGGCCACAAGGACAGACAAGACCACCATTAGCTGCTAACGGAGCTGCACCAGTAAGATCAGTTGTAGCAGCAGATTGCCATTTGACAGAATTAGCGAGTGTGGTTACCAGATAGAATTGCAGAAGACGTATACGCTTCCCTGCAACTGCTGCAACTACCTGACCTGATGCTGCAAGAGCAATTACTGCTGTATCTGCTCCTGAGTTTGATTGTCTTACAAGTGCTACCATATGTGTTCCTTATATATGAGTGTTCAAATTGGTCCTGGAAATGGTGCAGGATACTGAGCATGAGTTAGTTGAAAATGAGGTCCATCAGGAAATGTTTTCCAATCTCCACCCCACTCGATTGGAATATGAAGTTCAAGTGCAGCAGTTTTCATTGCCTCTGCAATTTTATGATACAGTGGCCAATCCCATCTTACTTGCCCATCAATTAATGCACCAAGATCAACTGCATGTCCTGTAAGATGGCGAGATTTCATTGTCTGAGAGGCACCACATTCACACAATGCTCTTTGCCTCTCGATGCTTCTTACACCTTCAAGAACTGTGAAATCTATTGTACTAAGTTGTATTGCACGTGAAACTACTTCCACTAGATCTTCATGTACACCCTGTAGATTCCACTTACTTTTGAGCCCCAGAGAAAATGTCATATGTGCTCCGATTACTTATGCAAGATCAGGACGGAACATAAGAGAAGAAGCCCCTAGTCCGTAACCAACTTTCTGAGAAACTGTTCCTGCTGTAGTAGCAATTGCTCCGGCTGTGTTAGAGAGATAATACAATTGTCCTGGGGTGAGTCCTGCAATTGCTGTACACATACCAAGTAACATTACCTCTCCATACGAACCAGATGCAATTCCTGCTGCTGTAGAACACCACGCATGTGCAGGTTTAGTTGCATCTACAGCACTTGCTTTTCTCGCTGTCAAAACTCCAGCTCCACCATCATACAGATTAATTATATCTCCATATGAAAGTGCAGCACCAGCAATACAATACACCCGAGTCAGATTCTGTACAAGCAGGGTCGTAGAAAGAGGTGTTGTGGAGTAGAACTGAGAATCTGCTGCAAGCACTCCTGTATACGCATCAAGAGCAATTGCTAGATTCCGTATTGCATTATACACACGTGTGAACTCAGCAAAGAATGCTGGATCTGGCGGATCTGCAATATTTGGGAGACCTAGATTGACACTGCTCTTGTAGCTCATGTTGTACTCTTATCGGTTCCCATGCACATGGAATGCAAGCACAAAAGAAGACAGAGAGAATCCTCCTACAAACATGATTGAATGATTTAAGGCTGTATTGTGGAACTTAAATATCTTCTGCCTATCTGCTGGCACAGATGCATTGTATCCAGTGTATTTAGTGCAAGAATCTATTGTTCCGCCCTTTACTGAAGCGAAATCATATGCAGCACAACTCTGATTAAGTCCAACAGATTGCATCACAACTTCTTCAAGAGTCAGCAATCTTGCGCGAACATACTGGAATTTACCAAGAAGGATCACACCTGAAGATCTAGGACTATCTACTTCAGTATCAACAACTACGATTGCACCAGATGACTGCAAGAAAGCAATACTTTTTCTAGGCACATCAACTACAGCTGGATCGAGATATTCATACTCGAAACAATCTACGTGCGGTACTTTCAATTTCCCGTATCTCTTCTGACTCATATCATACACAATTGCATGAGTGAGCGAAGTCTTGCCATAAGAGATAATCATGTATCTATCTGCTATGGAAGTTATTCGTTTCTTGAGTGGAATGGAGAGTTGTTCAAAAGAGAATGTTAAAGTGGCTTCATCGAAATCTTCAAAATTCGCTCCTGCAATGAAGTCTGTAACTTCCGGCATCTTCGTGTCAGTTGATGTAGAAGAAAGCAATTGTAAACCTGAAGTGGAGTACACATACTGATTCCCTGTAGTTGTATCGTATGTTACCAAGTCAGGGTCAGCACATCCGCCAGAAGCTACAATCTCTTTGAAATTGAACGGGTAACGAGAGTTTCCTGAATAGACTGCAGATACAATATTGACTGTAGTATAAACAGCAAGTCCGAATGTGGCAGGTTTCAGGAAAGTTATCGGTCCTTTTGCGCCCTCCAATTTGAGAGAACCTGCGCCAGTTGTGAGAGAGGGAGTGAAGTCTACAGAATTGAGAGTGTAGTCAATATCCAGAGTGGATGACCAATAAATTGTGGAGGCATCAAAGGCTATCAAATACCCCTGGAATGAAGCAATTCCGAGGATGTTAGCAGCTACCAGACCAGTGAGAGTTACTGCAATGAGTGCATTGGTTGCTGAATTGTATTTATAGCAACCTTGTCCGGTGAAATAGATATACGTAATTCCCTGCACTGTTGCATAAGTGATGAGGGAATTTTGTGTGTATGGAACAGAAGTTGCACATGCAGTCCAAACAGTATCACCTAGGGCAAGAGTGTAGATAGCCCCAGAGAATTGTGGAGAGAAAAAGACACGTGGGCCTTTTACTGAAGCACTCAATGCATTAGATACAATTATTTCTACATCCTCAAATAGAGTGGATGCAGGAGTAATTGCTTCTACAATAGATTCATAACCAACAGATTGAAAACCAAATGGTGCTGGAATTACATTGTGGGCGTAGTATGCAATTGCTACACCTACGTCTCGATCTACGTCTTCTGTAGAAACAAGTGAACGATTAAAAGTATTATCGGGGCCAGCAACTATTACAGTTCTGCCTTGAAAGTCTGTCAGAAAAGGTAATGCCTTAGCTGATAGATTCCCACGATAAGTAATAAGGCTCACTTGTTTTCTCGCTTAGCGATTCCTGTATTATGACACAGCCGGAACTAGAGAAAGTTGTCGCACATCTGCACTCTGTTCATCTTCGAATATAATTCCGTACAGAGAATTGATCTGAAGAGGACTGAGAGAGATTTCTCCGAATTGATCAAATGAGATGAGTGGAAGAGGAGAAATAGTTTCAGTCTCCCCTAGTTCATCCAGCTCTTTCTGAAAAGCTACTTTGTTCTCTTCAGGGATACTATAGTTATTAGGTTGCCCTTCAATTGGTGTACCAAAACGAGCAGCTATTTGTGTCTGCTGTTTTGCATACGCACGGAGTTCAATATCTAGAGCAGGAAGTGCACGAGCTATACGATAACCAACACGTGCTGGAAGATTTTGATTAATGAGCACTTGGAGTGCAGGCATTGCAGAAACAAGTTTAGAGATTTTCATTGGAGACTCCTGAGAGAGGCGGGGTTGAGAAGATTGCTTATGCAACCGTAGTGATAGCCGTCCACGTAGTTCCCCCATCCGTATTAATATACGCACGAGTTGTAGTGGATGACCCATCTGAGCGAAGGTAGAGAGAACCTTTTGCTGCAGATATTGTTGGTGCACCTGATCCGAAGAACACACCGAAATTAGCTGTAGAGGAAAAAGCAAATCCTTTTCCAGAAGTTCCACCTGCCGCAATTGCAACATTACTAGCCAGACGAACTAATCCATCACCAAATTTATCTGTGTAATTGCTGTTATAGCAAGTAAATACAGAAGAGGCATCAAAGATGAAAGCATTACCAGTCGCACCGGCTACAACAAGCATATTCTCTGTTGTAGTCATGCTCTGAGAGGTAGTGCCATTCTTCTTGAATGCACGTATCTCTATTGGTGCTCGTGCACCAGAATTTTTTGTAGTATCCGCAGTAGTACTGACACCAGATAGAACTAGACCACTTATAGCTTCTGAATAAGCTGTTATCCACAAACCACCTTGGTTGCCATCATATTTGACAAAAGTTCCGTACGTATCAGTTTCAGCAATAGATGTCATCCCATGAGCAACATCACTTGACTTAAATGTCAGAATCTCATCATCTGCTGCACTCTGATTGATTGTGACTCCAGATGCATTAAATGCATTCTGTGTGGGGGTAGTTCCACCGCCAAATAGAATTCTGCCACTATCAGTCCAGAGAGTGAAGTTATTTGTTGCAGCAACTCCAGTAGGTGCAGTAAGTTTGAGAGTTGCCGCTCTTGTAAGAGTTGCTGCTCCTGCTGCTACAACAAGAGAGAAGATACCTGCAACGAATTCTGAGTGAGTAGAAGATGCAGCCTTAGTTATTGTTTTAGCTACTCGGAGAGAATATGCAGGAAAACCAATTTCTGCGTCTATTCCACCACCGATATAGAGACCAGACGCTCCACCAGAAGAACCTCCTTGTCCTCCTATGAGTGTTCCAATAATAGAAAGAGTGGTATCTCCTACTGCTGCACTATATGCGGCCCCAATTGAATTCCCAGATGTATTAAGCAGTGAGACATAGACATTATCCCATGTAACACTACCATCATCCACAGTCAATCTAGTTGAACCGTTAATACTTAAACTAACACCACCTACATACGGCTGGAAGAAACCACTATCTAAATCTCCTGAAAAAGAAATTCCAGGCGCACCTGCAGAACCAGCAACAAAAACAAATTGCGCAATTGCAGGCGAGGATTGTGTAGTAGTTGTACCAGGAGTCCAAATAGATGCGCTCATATGTTTCCTAATTCCCAATGCCTGTAACAGCGTGTTTCGTAAGATCAGCACGTGCTTCCATAGCCAACGCCTGATATTGTTTATGTTGTTCATCAAAACCAATAGTTTTGAATACAATCGAGACTGCTTCATAAATTATGGCAAATGGGTGATCATCTGCAATCCAAGAAGAGAATGATGCAGCAACAACAGAAGGATTTAGGTAACAACCAAGAATTGCGTATTGGAACGTGGTGGAAGATCTGATCTGTATAGATGCACCAGCTACATAGAATACATCTAAACGATCAGAACCATATTCATCTATTACCTTCTCAGGTACTATGTACCCAAAGAAGTCACCAGGAGATGAATTGACTGCATCATACTTACGTATGTAGCGAGGTTTCCGCCAGAGAGGAATTATTGTTTTATAATCCAATGTCTGGTAGAAATCAGATGTGCTGAACGCAATAGAATATTCAGCAAAATCTTTTATCCAATCATCTGCCTGATGTGCTTTGAGAGTAGCTGCTTGAACTGCCAATGTAGACTCTGCTACCAGATCAGCTCTGTTAGTTAGAGAATAAACATTTGTCAGCAGCTCAGCAAAAGTTGTCATGCGCGATCAACCTCGTCAATTACCAGTGTTTCGCCATCTTCCAAGAGAAGTTCTACTGAGAGATCAATGATTCGTGTATCATCTTTCAGCTCCTCTCCCTTATACACTTTAACTTCCACCATCTTATCAGCTGCACACATTGCAGTAATGATTACTTTTGAGGTCATGTTAGTCCTAGTTAGTTCCAATTGAGTGATTAAATGGAGGAAGAATAGCTATGCTACGAAACTCGTGAAGCAGATGCTCCGCCACCAACTTTAATGCCAGATGAAGCAGGGACAGAATTAGAGTTCTGAGATGCGCCACGAATACTCATAGAGTTCGCAATCTGGCCAAGTCCTTTGTTTTCAGACTTACCCATATCTCGACTCATACCCATTTCTTCCATGAGTTTCAAACGCTCTTCTTCACGAATACGCTGTTTAATTCCTGCAAGAGGGTCATTGAATGCAGCTACATCAGCAACTGTCTTGTTCTCTGCATCAATGTAGAAAGTAGTAGAAGTCTTGCATTCTTTCGTGAGTTCAGCTATTTCATCTGCATCAGCAGTGAAGTAGTTATGATTCATGAAGTGAACAACTTTCCCGTTCTTGAATGCATAACCCATCATCTCAGGTTTGGATTTGAATAGATGGATTACTTCTTTTGGTTCTTCTGTGGGAACTGCGACAGCAGCAGCATGATCGATAGTATCAGACATTTTGGTTCCTTGGCGGTTGAGTTAGATAACAAGAACAGGCGTTTGATTTAACCACATAACACCTGTAATAAACTGTGGGCCCTTCCCCGCCAGGAGAAAAGCAGTGTGTAGCAACTGACTAACTATTACCCTGCGGCAGCGGCAGTCAAGTTGTACACGACACCGTTAGCAGGAGGATTCTTGATAACACAGGTGAGTTCTGTAGTCAAGGTTCCACCAACTGCGTCAATACCGTTATCCGATACTGCTTCACCCGGCTCATTGAACTCTCTGTTCTGTGTCTTCCGGTCACCCAGGTAGGCAACACGGAAAGTAGACAGATCAACACCCAGAGCCATCTTCGAATACGAAGAATTGGAGTTCAGAAGAGGATGCTCAATCATCTGGAAAGTTCCACGAGAAGTCTTAACGCGAGAATATTGCAGACCCCAGCTGGTTTGTCCATCTACGATAGAATAGAACGAACCAGTTGCAAGACGAGCAATACCAGTGATCACTTTCTTAGCAGTACCACCTACAAACAGAAGACGCTCATTACCTACTTTCGGATCAGTTGACTGATTGAACAGCGGATCGAGGAAACCTTCCAGTTGCGGATAAGTTGTGGTACCGCCAGCAGTGTACACGTTGGTTGCACTGTAGTACGAAGGATAGTTACCTAGAGTACCCACAATGTTGATAAACCCATCCATTGTACGGAAAGGTTGACCGTTGCGGTTACCAGTGGATTTCTGTCCAAAGATCAATGCTTTCTCAATATCTGCTGCATGGAAAGCTGCACAATCTTGCCGAGATTCAGCAATATTGGTGTCTCCTGCAATCATCATGGTCTGACGAACTGTGTCAGAGATTGCCCATGTATTACGGAAAATCTGAGTCAGATTGGTAATACGAATAGGATTGATGATCAGAGATTGCGGACGCAAAGAAGCTTCTTCGTAAGCATTCCCAATCTGATACATCAATGAGTTAGCTGGAATCGTTGCTGCTGCAACAGTACCAACTGCACGAGTGCAAGTGAATTGAGTTGCACTGATAACAGTATTGACAATAAGGTTCTCGTATGAAGAGGTATTGTCAATTCGCAGAATCATGCCTGGGAGCAAGTTCGTGGTAGACACTACGTTAATCGTAGTATCCGTAGATGCATGGGTGGAACCATAGCAAGTAACTTGCGGCAGAATCATAGTCTTCGTGAAGAAGCCATGCTCTGGGGCAACAGCAGTTTCACTCTGCAACATTGAAGTCAAAGAGAAAAGAATTGCTTCCCCATTAGGCATCAGACGAGTAATCATTCCTGCAAAAGATTTCTTTGCAAGATCCGTCGTCATGTTGTTGGAGGTAAAAAGTCCAGTGCTCATTTTATTTCCTTAAGATTGAGATGATGTGTGATTCGCTATGCGAAGTGTGTGACAGCAGATTGTTTTAGAGAGGGTACAAAGTGAAAGTAGCTGCACCAGTCTTACGCAATCCTACCCACTGCGAAGAAGACGCTGGGCAAGTTGCACGACCAGCAAGAGTTACACCAGTTGCAGCTACCCAAGTACCAGCGAAACCAGCAACGCAAGATACCATGAACCAGAGAATATCACCAACATCCATTTCTGGAAATGCTGTTGCCAAGTTAGCTCCAGTATCAATTGTCAGATTTCGTCCAGCTGAGAATGCAGTGTACTGAACGACACCAGCTGCAATCTTGGAAGCAGAAACAGTATCGTTAGCGTCAGCAGTAACCAAAGTGATATCTGCGTGCACAACCATACCATCACCGACACGTGCATTACGCATCAGACCGCCATCTTGAAGAATTTCCCGTTTGAATCCCATGATTGTTTCCTAGAAAGTTGAGAGAGTGAGAGAAGAATGAAAGAACTAATTACTCAGTTGCCGGAAAGGAATTTGTCCCAATCTTCTGAAGCTTTAACTGTAGGATCCACCTTAACTGGCGGAGGTGCCACAAGTGCTGCAAATTGAGTCAAATATTGTTTCGCCATATCGTTAATCTCAGTAGCAGTTGCATTCGGAAACTTAACTGTTAACTGAGATTGCAGTGCTTCGACAATTGGAGCCGCTGCTGGATTGGAAAATGCTGGGTTGTTTTGCTTGATTGTGTCCGCAATCGAATGAGCGCGGATTGTAGAAGGGAGTCGTTTTTCAACACCTTCTTGATATTTCTTCAATGCAGCTTCAATCATTTTAGTTGAAGCGAAAGAAGATTGAGCGTATGCACGCTGCCCAATATCATTCATTGCAGTAACAAAGGCTTCTTGTGCTTGCGGTCCACCTGCTGCAATCTTAACTAACACTTCAGGAGGAATTGACTTAGCAAAATCAACTTTCCTTGCTGCCTCTAACATCTTAGCAGGATCTACGCCAGCAAAAAGATTCTCGGGTAGTGTAGTATCCGGGCCGTCTTTGCTAGTGTCTACAGGTTGCCACAAATCTTTCCAACTGTCCATAGGGGGAGGTGCTGGTTTGTCTTCTATTACGGGAGCAGCAGGATTAGTTGGAGTAATTGGTGCAGTAGAACCATCTGACCTACCGAAAATTCCTGATATAAAGGTAGATGCTTGCTGCATGAGACCAGGAGCTGCTGGAGTGAATACGTCGGCCATGATTTAATTTCCTATTTAAGAATCAGCTTGTTGACGGGCTAGGGCTAGAACTTCAGATTGCGCAACTTGAGAACATTCAATTAGCAATTTCAAAACACCAATTTGTCCTTGGAGTTCTGCTTCTCGTTGCGCAAATGCTAAAGGATTCGAGGGATCGAATTTGAGAGTGAGCTTTTCTTCTGCTGCATCACAGATAAGATTCTGTATTGCCATAATTTGGAAATCAGAAAGAATCTGTGCACTACGGAATTCATCTTCTGTGAAACTCCATCTAGTGAATGTAGATTGTACAAGGCGGGGCATAGCTGTTACCGCAGTATTACTGCGTTCCTGGAGTTACTGCACCAATGTCAGGAGCCTGGGCGGGCGCTGCATTAGCTGCAATTGTGGATATAAAAGATTGGAGTGGATCAGGTTCTTCTTGTTCTTGCGCTCCTGGTACGAGGTAGTTAAATTGCTGTGGAGCAGGTTGTGGAATCTTCCATTCCTGTCCTTTTGAGAGTGCAAGTTGTGCCATTTGCATCCATTGATTAATTGCTTGCTCATATGCAACTTGTTCTTTAGATTTCTCAAAATCATCCAAATGAGCACCTTGTGTTTTCATCATGTATGAGAACATAGGTCCTATATTGTAGGAAGCAGCAATCTGCGGAGAACTACCAAATACTTGCAGAGCTGTTGCAAAAGAATCAGAATTGATCAATTTCGATGCAGGTGTGAGTCCATCTGTCATCTTGAATTCAATGACTGCCTTACGGAGTTTCACAGGATCAATTTGGACAGTAACTTTTTTGTTCTTGTAAAAGAGAGAGCCAGCACCTTGATATTGCAAGATATTGGTTTTCAACACCATCTTAACTGGAGTAAAGAATTGATCCTCTATGAGAAGTGAGGTACCTTGATCACGTCCATTAGAGTTATTCATCACATCTGAATACTCTGTCTGTGTCTTGTTACCTTTCACAAACTGTCCTTGTCGTGAAGGATTCTGTCCTGTGATAACATCAGAAAGTTTGAGAATCACACCCATTTCTGACATGATTGTGGCAGATTGTCTATCTTCGAATGGGATAGGAAAATATGCTTCTCCAAGTGGTTTCCCGTATGCAGCTGGCCTGACAGGAATTTTAGCACTTGGGTTGTCGCTATTGATGTTATTCTCTGAGACTCGTGAAGGATCATATAGACCACGATCTGAAACAGCTCTACGACGCGCAGCCATTACAGAATTCATCATTGCAGTTGTGACTGCTTGAATGGGCTCTACGTTATTTGCAAGAGACTTGGTTTGATAAGAGAGTCCATCTTCCAGAGGCTGGATGAAGAAGAGAGGAATTAGTCCATGTGCATTAGTCTGACGTTCTGCGTAGATGAGAACTTGGTGGTTCACGTACACAAATTTCCAGACTTGTGGAGTATTAGGAGAAGGTACACGCATTCCGAAATCAGATGGAATAATGCGTGCATAGAGAGTTGTTAGTTCGTATATGTTTTTATACGCAATGGTACTAGATGAATTAGAGACCTGCGCCCAAGCCATCCAATCTGTGCCACTACGAATATTAACATTAGTGAGAGCTTCAGAATTAATGGGTGGAATGTAGTAAGAGCCGGAGCCAGTTGCACCTGTAGATGTTCCACCTAAGCCAGATTCGAATGCTGCAACAATATTATCTACCATCTTATCAGGAAGCGTGGCGATATATTGCTTAAGTGCAACTCTGCTTTTCAGTTCTGTGAATCCAGCATATTCTGCCCACATTGGTACATCTGTGACAGAAACTCGTGTATCCCAGAATGTGTTATACATATCACGATGTATAATCTTATTCCCTGCCCAAACAACTTCACGAGGTTTACCTTGTTTACCTCCTGCGAATTGAGAGTCAGTGTCTAGAACTACAGTGGTTTCTTCTTGCCAAGATACTTCTGCACAGCCTATGTTATATTTGAATCCATCACGAAATACCATCTGGAGGTGTCTTTTCCATCCTCCACGAGTTGAATGATCTTCCATAAGTGCTTCCATACTCATGGCTGCATCTTCGAAATCTGGGTGTGCTACAACTCCAATGATTGGTTCACCTGTCAGGAATACAGAACTTTGATATGTTACTGCTGCTTCAACCGCGGGTAGAATCACAGGCATTGTGATATTACGGAACTTATTGGCATCTCCGTAGTTATTAGCTAACTTCGACTTACTCTGTGTGGCTGTAAGATCCACTTCTCGCATGTAGGCAAGATCGATTTTACGCATCTGCTCCCGAACATTCCACTGCTGATTTAGCATGTTATAACATTGCTTGGAGAAAGCAAGTATACCAGCTTGAGCATTCTTGGAAATAATCATTGGAGTGTTTGTAGCCATATAATTCCTGAGTTGGCGAAAGCATCTAACTTAAATATACGCAATTATCTTCTAGAACACCTGTTGCACCAAATTCCTGTTCATTAATGATGGCAGAAGCAAGAATCTGTGCGCCATACATTTCAAGAGCTTTCGGTGCATATGTCAGAAGATCGAGTATGTTATCTGTGTTGTTTCGGACTAGTGGGTTGAATTGAGTTGCTTGAAGGAGAACTTGTGGTGCAATAGAAGGATGTATGTATACTTCTCCTTTAAGGAGCTGCAAAAACATCGCAAGTATACGAGCATTCTTATTTTGTACCCCTGAATATATCTCTACTGGCTCAATTCCTGTGACACCCATTTGTGTTGTTATGAATCCAAACCAGTAAAGAAGAGAATATTGAAATGCATTAGATTCTATTACAACAAGTGAGACTCCATGCCTGAAGCATATTGTAAGCGTTTTACGTATGATGTCTCCAGGGGATAGTCTCTCTTCGATTACTTCTTTCAGAACAGGATATCCATTATGGACTTCGAAATAGCCAATAGCTACCTGATCAGATGTTGCTTTGTCATTGGAAGGGTCTATTACTATGAAACGACCTGCTGGGATATCTGTGTCCTGAAAAGGGAATGTAGGAATTTTGGAGATATCAAAAGTGTTGTTGACTTGTGCAGTTTCATCATTGAGGACTTCTGCGTAGAAGATTTCTGGATGACCCGTGCTTAAGTCATTGAGGAATTCACGATGTAGCTGTGCTATCGGTTGGAGTTCTTCCCAGAGAGAAGTACCATCTGCGAGTATCCCACCTGCAATGAATTTAATCCAATTCGGATTGCTCTTGATCTTGCGTAGGATAGACCATTTTGTAGGATACATGTTACCTACGAAAAGAAAGAGACACCCGTGAGGTGACTTCGCTTTCATAGCAGTACCATACATTTCTCGCTCAATAGTTTCTGAGATTACTTGTGAATCAGCATCTTTACGACTCTGAATATCATCAAATATCATCACATCTGGGCGAGCATTTTTGAGTACATAGCCACGAATTGCTTCTACAGTTGTGGCGAGAAGAATGATATTGCGACCTCTGAATCCGAATTTCTTTAGTGCTTGCTGATCTGTTTCAGTACCAGATTCCCAATCTCCAAATGCTTTACGTATATTGAGTTCTGATAGCATATCCATTACATCAGATACCACGTTCACAGCTTTCTTCTCGTTCTCACAGAGAACAGCAATGAATTTCTTTTGTGTGAAGAGGATGCAATAGAGAACGAATAGTTTGACTTTCGTAGTTTTGGCGAAGCCTCGTGGCCAACCTAGAGCGATCTGAGTAAAATCTCGTACTTTGTGAGCAGCTTCAGTGAGTAGTTGCCATGCAGCTAGATAATGTTTAGGAAACATGTATCTAAATGTCTCTGGCATTGCAAGACCTGCCAAGAAAGACATATCTTGTTTTGCTAATTCTATGACTTGGGATGCTGTGAAAGAATAATCCTGCCCTTCTAGATATATTGGAGTATCTTCTGGTGCAGGAGGTGGAGGTTCTGGCGGGAAAGACCCACTATTTTCAAGTTCTACTATCTTATCAGGAATCGGGGGAGGAATTGTATCTGGCGGCTGTTCCTCTCCGAGTTTTTCGTAGATATTACCTGTAGGATGATCAGATACATTATCGTTTTTACGATACATCTTGATTTAATCTACTAGGAACTCACGTGCAACTATTTCAACTGTCACAACTTCACGAGCCCTAAGTTGTGCAACCAGGGATTCTAACATTTTACGCGCTTGTTCTTTGTTCTGATCTATTTGTTTCTGTTGTTGTAGGAGCTGGTAAGCTTCCCGTTCTTGGTGAGACATTTTGTGCCTCCACGGTTTTTCTCAAATTGGCGGATGGGATAGTGAGAAGGGACTGAGAATCTACTTGAATAACTTGATTATGAATATTTTTAGTAAAGTGCTGAATTAGGACAGGGGGAAGATTAAGTTGCAGAACTGTTTGTTTTGCTGTTAGAGCTTCTGGTGCAGACTGTCCACGTCGTTTTGCAGCATTGATTACAGAGAATGCTTTAATAATCTCCATTGGTCTGGTCATCATGCACAAAGAATGCTTCAGAGTTTCTAGAAGCTTATCCTCTAATGCATCAATTGTGGAATCTCGTTCATTATGTTTCGAGAGTGATTCGAATTTCTTTTCTACAACTTTCTGTGCGAAGTCATCATTGCTCAGGAGTTGGGATATACGAGATATATCTACTCCGAGAGCATTAGCTACAGCTTGTGGAGGAACACCCTGGCCGAGAAGAGTAAGTGCCCGATCTTCAGTTGTGGTAGTAGTTGAAGTGCTCATGGTGTCTGATAACGATCAATAATTGCTTTAACTGATGGATCCATGTCAAATTTAGGTGTCACAGTTAATGCATCTGTCTTAATCATATCACGAGTGAATCCATCTTGTATGTCTGGATCGAATGATTTAATCTTACGAGAATCATTCCACATCTCTTCAGTTACTTTAGCTTCTGCTTCGCCTTGAGTCTGCCGATAGCGGGCATACGCTTTACGATCCACATTAATAACTGCTTCCCTGTCCATGGTGAGTTGCTTATTCAATGCAAAGATGGAAGCATCTGCACCAGCACCACCTGGATATTTAGCATCTAGATCAGCTAGCTGTTGAGAAATATTCTTCTTTGCTCTATCCAGTCGTCCACCATATTCAATGAAGTTAGCAGGATTCTGCCCACCTGTCATTCCAGTTCTGTACTGCACAGCATGTTGGAGCTCATGTAGAAAAGAAGACATGAAATCGGATTCTGAAGAATGTTCTGCAACTTTAATAAGTCCTTTTCCTCCATTGGCAGATGGATCATATGATGCTGAACTACGAGAATTGACCAGTGCACGAACTTCTATATCTGCGAGATCTGCGAGTTGTGGGTCATTCTTGAGTTGCTGGAGAAGTTTGGGATGATCAAGAATATCTGAGAGTTTACCTGTGTCTGCAATACGAACAGCACCAGAAGTAGCGTCTTTAGCCAGGTTACCACCAAAAATAAATTTCGCATCATTATCTGGAATAATGCCTTTCATGATCTTCCCATCATGTTTCCCCCAGAATGCTCCAGTTGCATCATATATCTCTTTAGCAGTTTTACCTGCAGCTTTCATATTGGTTGCAAGAACTTGCTGAATTGCAGAAATTGCAGCTCTAGATGGAACAATCATTCCACCTAATGCAAGTGCTGTTCCTTTTGCTGCACCAGCAGGACTCAACAGACCTCCAACTGCTTCAACAGAATCTTGTACTACTCCAGAAGAAGGAGTTTCTAGGCCGAAAAGATTGTTAATACTCTTGGATCCTCCAATTGGAGAAGAATCTGCGCCTTCTAAACCTTTTCCAGACACCACACCCAATAAAAGATTCGCAAGATCAGTTCCACCACCTACAATTTGGCCTGGTACTCTCTGTGCACCACGCAAAATATTGCGAGCAACTGAGTTAACTAGTTCGTTACCTTGCAGGAGGGGGCGTGGTTGTGGCATATGTGGGGCATCCTTGAGTAATCTCAGTTAATATTATAACACCCAACTGAGCACGTACACGTGGGGATGCATATATGGAAACAATATTGTGCTATTGACGTACTCGTTTGGAAAATTTTAGGAAAATTTAAGTGGGTCTTTAGGATATAGACCCAAGCTCGCGACCAAAAAGGCCATGCCCCTCCCTGCTAATTGCGAATCACTCTCATTTAGATTCACAGTGTATACAATTATACAGCATACACATACGCATTCAGCCCATGAAGACACTAGAATAGTCGGACTAGTATGTGACTGTACTGTATGGTATAGATATGGCCTGATTGCATGTAGCAGACAATATAGGCACGGATATTGCTAATAGCACATACTATGCCAAAAACCCCACAATATCAGGTAGATGCCCCATATTGGTGCGAATATAACAAACTGTGGATAACGTGTTGTTTATAGGAGAATTGTGTGCATAAGCTGTGCATAAGCTGTGGAGTGTTACAGTGTAAAGAAAATCGGCAGACTGCGCAGTAATCTACTGTATGGACATACAGGAAAACGCGTGTAAGTCATTGATTTGTCGGGAATATTGACAGGTGATGAAATAATGAGCAGGTGTCGCATTGGTGACAGTGTGGATAACTGGTGGATAAGGTTTGTAAGTGGTTGATTTATATGGGGTTTCTAAAATAAGTTATCCACAGGGGGTATATTGGCATGATTGATGCTACTACTATAGGGCACGATTGGTGCGTGAAACATTTTCTAGGAGTTAAATCAAATGAGTGCAATATTCAAAACACACACTTCTATAGTGTATGAATCCAAAGGCAAGAATAAGACTATCGCGCCACTTGGTAATCGATTGGTGATTACAAAAGCGATGCCAGACAAGGACGGTAATTTTGGTCCACATCTCCAGCAGACAATGGCAACGGCAGTTCCGGTACTCCAACTGACTGATGCGGATTTTGCCAATACGGAACTGCGTGATGCAGTATCCGCATATTTTCTGGAAGTGCAACATAAGGTCATTGGACAACGCATTCGGGATGATGGCCAGAAAACACACATTGATTCTGATATTGATGTTAGTGCGTGCTTGCGTTATCTGGCTGCTGAGGCATCAGGAGATAAGTGGGATGCCACTAGGATTGCAGAATGGTTCGCTGCAACGATTGGTGATGCATTGGGTGTGAAGTTGTTGGAAGTGAACCCGACACTGGATAATACAGGACTGGAGAAACTGTTACTCGCTAACACTGATCTGTTTGTGAAGTGCATGACCAAGAGAGCGACAAGCATTACTGTGAAACAGGCACAAACATGCGTAAATCGCTTACGCCTGATTGATGAATCCAAATGGGATAGAGCAGCACGGAAATTTTATGCTCGGATGGATGCGATTATTAACCCGCCTGAAGTGTCGGAAGTCATTGAAGAGAATCTTGGTTTGGATTGATGCAATAAATTGACTGCGTAGCAGGTCACACAAACCTAGGGGATTGACTAATCATCAGTCTCCTATATTGTGTGAGTTTAAGAGATTAGTTCTCTATTCTTACACTTCGCAGCATCCTGCAATTTTGCAATTCACATCATAACTGGAGTATTCAAATGCATAATCATTCTCTCTCAATTGTTTCTCTTCTCTCTCGTTCACAGTTCCGAGTGTATCAGAGTTTGCGCAAGATAGGATTCAAACCTGCAATTGCACTTGAAATTGCTTTTGAATGGTTCGCACAAAATTGATTTTCAGAATCTGAATCTGGCATCATAGCCACTTTGCCAGAAAACCAAAATGCCAAAGTCACTTTTCGACCCGTCCCTAGGGGTCATGTGTCTCTGGCATCTATATTAGTACACTCACAGTATCTATCTGCACCATGCTAGGTATAGAGAGTATAGTAATATAGATATATACATATTTTCATTTTCATTTTTGATACCCTACAGAATAGGCGCTATGTATAACACAATACTCCCTACGGTCGTACAATACAGTCTAGTATTGAGAATATTGTGCCCTATGCATCGATGGTCCTACGGTGACCCCCTTGACACGGGTTTGGCATTCTGGTATTGTGGCAGACTGGTCGCCATGCCAGAATGGATTGTGTGTTAGTTAACTTAGGAGAAAATGAGATGTTTAAAATCGGTCAATCAATTATCTGGCTTCAGACAGACAGAACAGATACCACAAAGCAAATAATGCAATCTGGCATTGTCACGAAACTCAATAAACGTGGTGATGAGATGTGGATAGACCATCAACATAAACCAGAAGATTGTTTGTATTCTTCATTTGCGTATCCTGACATTCCAGAGGCACGGCAACTGCTGAATGACATATTGGAACAGTCAGCACGGCATAAGAAAGAAAGTTTGGATATGCTGACGCGGCAAATGCAATTGTCCAATCAATGTGTGCGTGATGGATTGAAGTAAGAGAGTAGGAGAATCACAATGTATTACTTCCAAGAGCATGCAACTCAGTCTCTCAAAGACCAGAATGATTTGCACTTCCGGACTGAGAGAATCAGGAAACAACATCCTGATTGGTCTACTTCTGACATTCACAGCTACATTGAATGCAGAGATGAAGGATACTCTCAATATGAGAGTAAATTGATGTGTGGATTGTGTGACCCATCAAAGTGAGAAAGAGAATGATTCCCAAACTCTATACCAATCGTATCGTATCTCTTGGAGATTGTGAGATTGAAGAAACATTCTCTTTCACACCTCGTTCAATTGATCGTGCAAATATGCCACTTCTATTCAAAGATGTTGCACCATCACTGAAAACAATTGCTCGTGAAATAATTGCAGCAGATTGGAAAATCTATGTTGTAGATCAATCTCGCGGATACTGTTCATACACTGCAAAGATCATAACAGTTCCAACATGGGCAGTTGCACCACAGAAACAACATTTCTATAAACACAAAGGTAAACCATTGCAATACAAACAATGGTATATTGCACATGAATTGGCTCATGCATATACTGCATCTGCACACCATGGTCCTATATTCATGCAGCGTTTAATTGATACTTGCCCTGAAGATTCAATTCACTTCGAACTAGGATATAAACCTAGAAATGCAAGAGCAGCAGGGATAATAGATGATTTAGGTCTTGATTGATTAACACAACCGGAGAACTGAAATGAAATTTCTTAACAAAAACATACTTAAAGCAATTAAGCAAACACTTCGTATGGAAAATCCTTCCATAATGCATCCACAACTGGCATATATTCTTCACCGTTATTACAAAACAGGGGAACAATGGGTAGTTTATCGTGATCTTGAGTTAACAAGAGAACAAAGATTCGAAACAAAGATTATCTTTCTCTTGCTATTGCTCGAAGCTGAAGGAGAATAACATGAGTACATCAAAATCAAAACACATTCCAATGCCCTCACGTTATGAAGGTTCACATTTGCAACGTGCAATTCGTGCGAAACTTGGTACACCACAATACATCGAAGAGTCCTATATTGGGCCAATTCAAGGTTCACAAGGATACATTCTTTCTTTGCAAGTGTGCAAAGAACATCCTAATTTCACACATCAACAAGTTTATGATATGATGCACTCATCTATCTATTCTGATTTCAAAATCAAAGATGAACAGATTGCAGCTGCAATTCAAGATTACGTACGAGACAACTAAAATGAGCAATTCACCATTCGCTAACATGCCAGATCATTCTTTACTCAAATTCAGGCCTGTTCTCACATTGGAGCAGATACGACACATAGTTCATCTCACAAAAGAAGATGATATTGCAACTGATTTTGGTGAACTAGAACCAACTGGTACACATCAAAAACATCAGA